CCGATATGACACTCAATACCCGCACGAACCAATGCCCAGAAGAACAGGCTCTGTAAGGGAAACACAGTTGCGTTCCCCATAGGAGCATATTTCTTAAGGCTGATGATCTCACCATTAATCAACGTCACGCTGTTAGCGCGACAGCAGTCAAAGAACTGATAATCACTACCTAAAAGGTAGCGAGTCAGCCCAATTGATATGCAGTCGCTAGCATCCTTCAGATCGATTGTCGCATAACTGCGATCAGCCGACCCAGAGAGTGCCTTATTTGCGTTTAAGCTTTGATCATGAAACTTAATGTTCCGTGATGTAAGCCTAGAGGAGGATATTAAGTCCTCCAGACGTTTTCTCAGACCCTGTTGAATCCAGATTGCCTCACGGGAATGCACGCATATTAAGCGTGGACCCCGCGAGTCTTTCGGGACGGCAACAAGCTTGGCACGACTTGTGTCATACCAAGTAACAGGCAGAGACCCGGATACATCCAAGGACTCCAGCTCGCTATTAAGCGGTCTGAAGTAGGAATAATACGGGTATAATCTGTCCATCTCTTCTGAGATATTATGAAAATCGCTCCTTTGCCAGTGAGGACAGGACGGATAAACCGCCCCAGGTCCTTGGCTAGGAGCAATGTCATAGAAACGTGGGTTCGCGATTACTCGCGAAACCAGTTGACGAGCGGAACGAAACATGCCAGACTTCGGAGCTTTCTCAAAATAAGCTTCAAAATCAGGTATACTATCGTCCACGTTAACGAAAGAAGCCTGCGCTTCTTTGATTTGTTCATCGGTTGGTTCGAACTCGGTTTTGTAGCCGAACTTAAGGACTTGTCGCAGCGACCTGAGCACTGTCGCGTCATCAGTGACGACGAACAGATCCCACAGTGGCATAAGCCACTCAGGGAAGGCTGGCACAACCGTGCCAGTCTCTAGGTAATGCAACAATTCCTTATCTAACGCGGGTCCTCCTTTGAGGATCCATAATGTGTCTATATCATGAGGGGCGCAAATGCGCACTTTATGATGAGTAGAAACATCGGCTAGCAGACGATTGAAAACTATTAATATATTTTTCATGACTCTATAGCTTTGTCTGGTTGACTAGTGGTGACTTGCGTCACCAGGGGAGCCGCCCGAAATGAGCGGTGATTACCCACAGGACCCTAACAAAAGACCATTACTGGTCTTGATTATCGAGAACACCGGCCATGAGATCATTGCCGGGACTATCGTTACAGAATGCCAATGCCGTCGCCAAAAGTGCGGCGGTATCAGTGGCAGTCACGTTAGGATCCGATGGGATAACTCCCACCAAATACAGTGAGACTACAGCCGGTTCGGCTGCAGGATCACTGGCTTCAACCGTTCGGTCAAATCGGACGACGGACCGGCGTTCAGGTTTCTTAGAACTTGCGTTCTTAGTCATCTGGTGCCGGATCGTCAACTCCGTGGGGAGATTAACTCCACGCGAAGTTTCCCGATGTAGAGACCCTGTCGCATCTGAATAAATCAGCTTGAAGACAAGGCTATTGACTGTGATGTCGTTGATCATGGTATGGAACGAGGGTAACCTCGTGTTATGTACTTATCGTAGGCCTCCTTATTAAGAGAGACCCATTATAACCGTTTCGCTATCTGTTGATAGAGCAGGGCGGCACTAAGTGCCACCTGCTTTTTTCCAAAACGACCTGACGTCGTCACTTTAGTTTGTGGCGCCGTTAGGAGTTTACGACTGTAGTGCTCTATCTGAGTACTCGCAACTGATACACCATAATGCCCTGCAGGTTGACCGCCCGACGTTGATTTATCAATCATCGACGAGCCAATAAACCCTTTGTAGGACACCATGAATTGTGTCGGCACAATGAAATCACCTGTTATAAGGTTATTCACTTTGTCGAACACCTGGTGGAGATCAAAGAACCAATCAACCACGAATGAGAACGGAATGCGCTCCCAAGCGTAATAGACGGGCCCCGGTGATACCCACCTGCGGATAGTATTGTCAACTGCGAACAGAACTTTGTTCTGGATTTGCGGACCCTGCATGCCACGCACTGAAACAGTACGTGTCAAGCTAGAATTCGCAACAACAGTTGCTATACCCCCGCCGGTACCAGTGATCGGCGTAGATGAGGAGTATTGACCCCCCATCGACGTGCGAACAGTAGCCTCCTGATTCCGGTGCTGATACGCGATTGCCAACTTCTTCCGAAAAGAAGATGCTGACGCTCGCATTTTATGCATGTCGGACAGGAGCGGAGCTAGACCGAACGAATACGCGAGAAAGCCATTGGATACTTTATCCAATGCCTTCAACACGCCCGGGCGTTTAGAAGTCTTAATAAGACTCTTAAGCGATCCAGGTAACTCAGGGGACTCTATAACATTCAACAGGTTATCAACCTGATTTGTGTCATAGAACCTCTCTAGAGTCTTAGATAACTGAGACTCCAGGCTCGAGGTGAACATGGTACTTTCCACCGACGGTATTACAGCCGTCGGGGTAAAACCCCATGCTAACCAATATGCGTTTGGTCCTCTGTATTCCTGAAGGTCGCTCGATGGGCCCCAAGTAGCAACGTTGCTACTGTCGGCATAATCGCGGCGAACTTCATGTTTACAGGGTTTCCAACCGGTACCCGATGGTACGTCTTCCATTGACTCTATTTCACTATTGGCAACGCTAATACTATTTCCCACATAGCCGTAATTTACGCCTTTGCGGTAGTAGTTATTTGCGCCACCATTTGTGACAGATGAAGCCAACGTTCTAGTCCTATTTCTACTCATAGATAAAGAGGTGCGCGTCGCG